CGGATATCCGAAAGGGCGACCACGCAAGAAGGAAAATGCGGAAGTAGTGCAGGCAACTTGACATGATAATTAGCTTTGTGTTAATTTGCATATTGACGAAGTCGCATGGACAAGGGGGATTAACGAGGGGGTCAGGGGTAAAAGCCTGGCCCTTTCTTATTATAAAAGGGGGATAAAGTGACATGACATTAAATGATGTATTGGAAATGCGAAGGATGGACAGCGTCAAAACTTTCTGCATTGAAGGCACCTTTGAGAGTGCATGGTACAGACCTAAGTCTATAGTGCCTTGGGATAGCTCGTCCACATTTAATAGTGGCAACAGCACTTTACCCCACAAGACGAAATACGCAGTAACGGTCAGCTAGGGTAAAAAGACAATGAAACTAACAGTTAAACAAGAAAATTACACGATTAACCTGTTCTCAGGGATGTCTCAGCGTGAGGCGTACGTAAAAGCTGGTTACTCTTCTAATATGCTACCAAACACGATTGATAGAAATGCTTCCAAGTTAGCCAAGAATAACCAGATAGTAACTAGACTTAGTTTATTGCAAGAGAAGGCCGAATCAGCCAAGATAATGGACGTGAAGGAACGCAAAGAGAGGCTGTCTGAAATCTCAAGGGCGAGATTAACCGATTACCAAGCATCAGGAATGGACGGCGGATGGATTAACATCGGCCCTGAGTCTCCGAATACAGCGGCATTAGCAGAGATTGTGTCTACAACCAAGTACGATGAGAACGGAGCGAGTCCTACTCTCATATCAAGGATAAAACTCCATAATCCTGTCACTGCAATAGCAGAGTTAAACAAGATGGAGAGAATTTATAACGAGGGTACTACTGTTAATGTGGGGGTATTTGTTGACAATAGAAAGGCAGAGGAATTAACTGATGAAGAGCTCGCCTCAATTATCGAAAGTAGAAGCAGCAGAGGAGTTATTAAAGAGAAGGAAGGCACGGAATAACATACTCCCTTTCTGTCAATATACCTATGAAAATTATATAATAGCAGAACACTTAGAGAAGCTATCATCCATGCTTGAAGCGGTAGAAAGAGGGGATATAACCAGGTTGATAGTAGTCATGCCACCAAGGCATGGTAAGTCCGAAATGATATCGGTTAGACTTCCGTGTTACTATCTTGCCAAGCATCCAGGGGAAGCGGTAGTGCAGGCAGGATATTCAGAAAGCATATCATTATTACATTCCCGACATGCGAGGGATGTATTTATTTCAAGTGGAATGAGGATGTTATTCCCGTTCCTACAGTACAGGCCTGAGAAGCCAGGGCAAGAGACAATACTACCTGAGAAGCAAGCAGCTCATGAATGGGGAACTAAACAGGGAGGCTCTTATTATGCTGTTGGTGTGGGTGGTGGATTAACAGGTAGAGGATATGATTTAGGCATAATAGATGACCCTGTAAAAGATGCTGAGGAAGCAGACTCCCAGGTTATCAGGGATAAGGTTTGGGAATGGTACACTCAAGTCTTCAGGACAAGGGCACAGCCGGGGGCTCGTATAATAATAGTTATGACTCGATGGCATAGAAATGACCTAGTGGGGAGATTGTTAAAACAAGCACAGGACGACCCAACCACTGATAAATGGGAAGTGTTACATCTTAAAGCCATAGAGGATAATAAGGCCTTATGGCCCGATAGATACTCGTTAAGTGATTTGGAGTTAATCAGGTCATCGATTGGTAACAAGGCTTTTACCTCTCTATATCAAGGCGAGCCTGTGATTGCAGAGGGGAATATAATCAAGCGTGAATGGTGGAGATATTATAAAGAGACACCAAACTTCACGAGGTTAATTCATTCATGGGATACGGCTTTCAAGAAGGGGTCATCATCTGATTACTCAGTCTGTACCGTTATAGGCGAGGCTGAGAACGGATATTATATTAAGGATGTTATTAAGGTAAGGGTAGAGTTTCCAGAACTAAAACGTATGGCTGTTTCACTGTGTAATAGAGATAATCCAATCGCTGTACTTGTGGAAGATAAAGCCTCTGGCCAATCCTTGGTTCAAGAGTTAGAGCGGAATACTAAAATCCCTGTACTACCTGTGAAGGTGGACTCGGATAAGGAATCAAGAGTTAATGCCGTCACTCCCTTATTGGAAGCGGGGAAGGTTTACTTGCCTGAGAGTGCTCCGTGGTTATTTGATTTTGTTGATGAGCTTTCCTCTTTTCCTTCAGGGGCACATGATGACCAGGTGGACAGTTTGACTCAGGCCTTGAACTGGTTCAGGAAAGGAAACAAATACTTCGATGTAGGATGATAAAACGCTTATGTTTGAAAAAGTAATAAGTAAATTCAGGAAGTCAGCAGTTACTCCCTTAATGACGAGGGTGTTTCAGGATACTTATTCAATGCTTTCTATGCCTGGACAGCCTGTATATACAGACATCACCACTAGGAAGGCTATCAAAGAAGGGTATAAGATGGCTGTGCCTGTGTATAGGGCTATACGGACGATAATACAGGCCGCATCTGGAATACCCTGGATAGTGCTGGATAAGAACGGAGAGGAGATTCCTAATCATCCGTTTACCAAATCGTGGGCGAACCCTAACCCTGAGTTCTCAGGGCAGGATAACATGGAGTTTATAATTGCTCATTTAATTCTAGGTGGTAATGCGTATCTGAGACCGATATATGCAGGTCGGACTCCTAGAGAGTTCTGGATAGAGATGCCCGATTTAATCAAACCAATCCCTGCATCTAATTTAGAGGACTGGATAGCAGGATATGAGTACACGATAGGCGGCGGTGCTAAGATTACATTAGCAAAGGAAGCCTTGATACATTTCAAACAACTGGACCCCGGTAATATGTTTGTAGGCATGGGTGCTATACAAGCAGGGGGTCGAGTCATAGATACCTATAACGAGGCTCTAGATACCCAAAAGGTTTCGATGCAGAACAGGGGGATGCCATCAGGACATCTATTTCCTGAGGAGCCTATGACACCAGAACAGTTTGACGATTTCAAACGTAAATTCAAAGAGCAGTATCTAGACAAGAATAACCGCAGAGAACCTTGGCTATATCCTAGAAAGATGCAATGGATAGAAGCCTCACAGACAGCTGTAGAGATGGATTACACTAATTCACAGGCACAATTGATGAGACAGATAGCAGCTGCGATTGGAGTTGACCCCTGGTGGATAGGAGACAAAAGTAACTCTACTTACAACAACGTCGCAGAAGCTCGTAAGGCGTTATATGAAGATGTGGCCCTTCCTCTTCTTGATGATGTGAAGGCTACGCTTAATTTGAAGGTTGCTCCCTTATACGGGGATGTAACGATAACTTATGACACTTCTAACGTACCTGCTCTCAGGGCTGATATGGGATTGAAGATTATACAAGCGAAAGACTTATGGGCGATGGGATTACCCTTCGAGCAGATTAACAATAAACTGGAATTAGGCTTTGAAGAGTTCCCAGGTTGGGAAGTTGGATACTTGCCCTTCAACGTTGCTCCTGTAGGTAGTTCTGTAGAAGAGATACAAGCTACTGAGGACGAAAAAACAGGGCAAAAGAGCACACTAGACCCCGACTCAGAGGAATATAAAACCCAAGAATGGAAGCGTGTTGATTCACGGAGACAATCGTACTGGGCGTTATTGACAAAGAAGTTCACTCCGATGTATGAAGAGATAGGCAAGGTTGCTTCCTCTTCGGTGAAGGGTGATATAAAAAAGAATGTAATCAAGGCAATAGATGGTCAATCTGGTAAATGGGTAAAGACTTTTACAGCAGTTGATTTAACTATCATAGAGGATTTCGGCAGCCACTTTAAGGCGTTCGATGTCTTCTCTGCTGCTGTCAGGGCGTGGATAGCCAAACATGCGGCCGAGAATGTTAAGAGTATTTTAGACACTCAGAAGGCAGAGATGGCAAAACTTATCCAAGCAGGGATTGACCAAGAGTTCAGTAACGCACAGATAGCCAAGTCCATCAGGTCTTTCTATTCGGATAGGGCTTCGTTCATGGCCCAGAGGGTAGCACGAACAGAGACCACACAGGCTAGTTCTTACGGTCAAAGGGTGGCAGCTAAACAGGATGGCAGGAAACGTAAGGGATGGCTATCCAGTAGAGACCCAAGAGTTAGGGATTCTCATGCAGCATTAGATGGTGAAGTTGTTGGAATAGATGATACATTCAGCAATGGATGTACCGAGCCTGGACTGTGTAGCGATGCTGCTGAGGCTATCCAATGCCGATGTGTATTGCAGTATTTGAAGTAACAAGGAGATAAGATGAAAATAGAATATGGAATAGGTGCTGAGATTTCAAAGGCTTTGGGATTGGACCCATCATTGACACAGTGTATTGATATTCATGCCCAATGTGGAGAATTAGTCACTGCCAAAGTTACGATGATAGTTGGCGCTGATGTTGTGTTAAAAGAATATAAACTTGTACCGAAAGAGATTGATATTACAAGCTGGGCTGATTGGGACACAGTCTATGCAAAGGGAGATGACACAATTCCTCCCGACCCTGGGGTAATAGTTACTTTGTAAGAGGAGATTAAACGGAGGTAACATGGAAAATAAGATATTTAACTTTGAGGTAAAGGAGATTGATGAAGAGACAGGACTGTTCACAGGATATGCCGCCACCTTCTCTAAAAATCCCGATTCGTATGGCGACATCATTGACCCGGGTGCTTTCAAAAAGACACTGAAGGAAGGCGGAAAGCGAGTCAAGATATTGTGGAATCATAACGTGATGGAGCCTATTGGTAAGCCTGTCACGATGTCAGAGGACGAGAAGGGGTTGTTGGTTGAAGGTAAACTTTCATTGGGAGTACAGAGGGCAAGGGAAGTCCTTTCACTAATGAAGGATGGTGTTATTAACGAAATGTCGATTGGCTATGACACTATCACGGATACAGTGGTTAGTAAGATAAGGCATTTGAAAGAGATTAGATTATGGGATGTAAGTCCTGTAACCTTTGCCGCTAACTCAGAAGCAACTATAGTAGGGGTAAAGGCTGAACTGGATTACTTATTGAAATCAGAGCGTGTACTTTCCCCTGGAAACAGAGAGAAGGTGGAAACTGCATTGAAAGCGTTTCAAGCACTTCTCGATATATCTGAAGATGAAGAGCCGCCTAAGGACACTCTACCATCGGATGAGTTGAAGGAAGCCGCAGACATTGAAGCGATAGTGGGGAAGATAAATAGCGAGATTGAGGGGTTTGACTTCAAAGCAGCAGAGGCACGAATTAACGAATTATTAACTAAAATGGAGGTTAAATAATCATGGAACTAAAAGAAATATCGGATCAAATAGCAAATACCTGGGAGAACATGAAGGCGAAAACCGATGAGGTAATTGCCGAATCCAAAACTATCAATGCCGCGAGAGCAGAAGATAAGGAAACTATTACCCGAATGTCTACTGCTATTGACGAGCAGAAGGCAACACTCGATGACCTTGGGGTGAAAGTAGAGAAATCCAGCGTAACACCCGGGGCCGTATCAGAGGAAAAGAAAGCACAGACTTCGGCCTTCTTCAAGTTCCTTCGACAGGGACGAAAGGGATTAAGCCCTGAGGAAAGAAAGGCTCTGGTTGAGAATGCGACTGGACTGTATGCAGTACCTGAGGAAATAGAGGCGGAGATAATCCGTGCTATACCACAGTTAAACGTATTCAGGCAGTTGGCTTCAACCGTTACCACTTCGAGGGACAAACTTCGCAAACGCACTATGACTGAAGTATCAATGGGTTGGGGTAAACTCGAAACTGGAACGGATATAACCGAATCGACCTTAGTACCAGCTACCGACTATATCTACGCTGAAGATTTGTACGGACTGTCCAAGATTGGTGAAGACGAACTGATGGATACTGATGCCAATCTACAGGCTATCATAGCTGACAGTTTCGCCATAGCAAGGGCAAACGCTGAGGAAGCAGCCTTTGTAGTTGGAACAGGACACACCTATTCACAACCTGCTGGCGTAGCGGTAGATTCAACACTAGTAGCAGGTTTAACAGCAGCTGCTAATACAACTGGGACTTACGGTATCTCATGGGCAACCGATGACACCGTAACACTGGACGAACTGCTTGAATGTGAATATGCGCTGCCCGCCCGATATCTTAATGGTTCATCCTGGTTAATGCACAGGAAGACCGAACTGGCAGCTCGTATCCTGAAGGAAGCTACCACAGGTGCTTATCTATGGCAGCCTTCCTTAATGTCCGGAGAGCCGAATAACTTTGACGGCTATCCTGTTCGTAACAATGCCTCACTGCAATATCCAGCGGATACCGTTGAAGGAACAAATGTAATATTCGGTAACTTCAAGATGGGTTATCGAATCTTGGACCGCATGGGCATGAGTATCCAGAGACTTGACGAGCTTTATGCTGAGTCTGGTCTGGTTGGATTCAAGGCTCATTTCCGGGTTGGTGGTGACGTTATTCGCCATGCAGCTTTCCAAGTAATCTATAACGATGACTAAAACAGTGGTCGGTGAAATGCCGACCTATCTAAACTAAACGGAGGTTAATATGCTAACGAGAGACAATATATCATGCAAAATAACTGTAGCGGATAACACTACAGAAACCCCTGATGTGTCTGTTCAGTTCTATGGTGGAAGCGAGGAAACGGCCCTGGCTGAAGCGGTTGTATTCCAATGGTTTTTAACTACAGATGCTACTGCTCAAGTCCTTTCAACCGATGGTACAGACACTTCTGAGATTGCCATTGAAACTAATGGAGCAATCCTGGTTGAAGATGTCACGGATGTTTTGGGCGTGGCAATAACCGAAGCAACAGGACTGGCTGACTTTACGGTTACAGTAGTTACGGCTAAACAGGCTGTCTTGAATGTAGTAATGCCGAATGGCAAGCTTGAACAGTCAGACGTCATGACCTATACCGCCGGATAATGTATGCGTGGGGGCTGGCAGTAGAGTTCCTCCTTTGCTCGCTGCCAGCCCTGTTAAGGAGAAAATATGAGAATAAGACTATTAAGGAATGCCAGGATGGATGGGGCCAACTCTGTTGAACTATTAGCAGGGAACGTTGTAAATGCGAATCCAGATGTAGCTGAGAAGTGGATTAAACAAGGGTTGGCTATGGAAGACAAGAGCATGGACGGTGGTATAGAGATTAAAGATGCCATCATTGAAAGGCCTATTACACGAGCTCCAGTCCGCAGAAAGAAAAGAAAATGAAAGAAAAACTAGGCACCAGGGAAAATATGATACTGGTATTAAACCACGGAGGTAAGAAATGCACGTTAAAGAAAAAGAACTCATTGATTCACACGATGCTTTGCTGGTTCTTACGAATCACAAGACTGGCGAAGTAGAAAAGATATGGGGAAGGAATATCGTAACAAACGAAGGTGACTTGTGGTATGCACAATCAGCTTGTGGTGAAACTCCAACCAACGCATTCACAAGTTTATATCTGGCCACTGCTTGTGATGAAGCTACCAGCGACCCAACAAAAACCTCAGACTATGATAATTTCACTCTCCATGCTGGGAGCGAGAAAGAGGCCACCGCAACCTATCCTAAGACCAATGATTCGGACGGTGATAATACGGGAGCTGATACTGACATAGCAACGTGGCTGTTTGAATACACTACAGGAGACGGGCCATTCACCGCGGTGACTCATTCGTTCATATCCATAGCTTCAGCAGCTACTACTGACCCGATACTAAATGGGTATAAGTGGGCTTCAGCTTGGGCGAAGGACGCTTCAACATCAGCGAAGATATTTGCAAATCACGAATTCCTCGGAGCGTAGTAAAGCGAACAACAGGGGATATGTTCTAGCAGGGTATCCCCTGACTGTTTAAGGAGTAATACATGGCATGGCTTTCTGGCTGGTCTAACCGAATAGCTTTAACTATAGACTATACTGATATAGATGCAGCATTGTCTAATTTTCCTATTCTCGTTTATCTAAGTACATCATCTGGGAGAACTCCATCAGATGTATCAGCTGTCTTTGATGAATTAACATCAGATGCTAACCGTAAAAAGATAGCAGTTACTACAGATGATGAAGTAACTGAGTGTTATGTAGAGATAGAGAAATGGGATGATAC